TATTGCACCTAGTAATGTTGTAGATTTTACATACTGCTGTTTAGCAAAGTGTTTGGTTCTTTCTAATTCTTCACCTTTTAAATCAGCGCATTCTATTGCTAATTTACTAGCGTGAATAGCGTGGTGTAGTTGCTTAGTTTTTAAAGTATTATAAATTTCTGATTTTGTCATAATAATCACCTGTTTAGTTAATGTTTAAGAATCTGATTCTAGTTGTACTAATTCAGTGCCGTTATTATGTGCGTACTCTGACAACTCTTTGACGGCTTCACGCCAGTTATTATATGAACCATCAACACAACCATCAAATAATTCATCATCAAAGCAAGCCTCGATAGTTGCATATTCGTTACAGTCACCAAAGCAATCGACACTGTATCCGTATTTAGTTTTAATTGTAGCCATAATTTATACCTTAATATTAGTTAGTTAATTAATTGATACGTACATAATATAGAAGTATAAGCAGATTACCAATAACTTTTTTGCATATAGATTAGGATTGTCATAACTAAATGTTATAACCTATGCTAGACCAGGATACTCTAGGCTCTAGCCCAGTGATAGCAAGGGTTTCAGAGAATCCCCGTGATTAAGCCTATAACCTATGCCATAGTATAGGCTGACAATAAACCCCGCCAAACGTCATTATATTAGCTTGTAGGTCTATATAACCTGAGTGCATAACATAAGCATGGCAATATAACTAAATGTTATTGGATTACTGGTGTTGTTCTATGGTAGTCGATTGTGTCCCTGAGGTATCCACTAGCATACTCACTTCCCCGCCTCAAGTATTACCTATGACCGCCTTAAGTATCCTGGTCACTGTGTATAACCTGTGGATAACTCAGCCCCTGTGGATAACTTGTGTAAAACCTGTGGATAACTAGGGGCGGGGGGGTGCGTGGGTATCTTGAGATTGTTACGGTATCCTCTGGTATACTAAAAAAGCCAATATTCGATAAAAGGTCATAACCAAAAGTCATACCCTAAGTGTTTGTTTTACTTAAGTATTCTAATGGCGGGGATATGCTTGACCAATATAATAAAAAAGGTCACTTAAGTACGGAACTAATGCTCCAATCGCGGGTCTAAATTAACTAAAGAAATACCTTGACATTTAATCTAAAGTATGGTATAATATATTTATAATATAGAGTAATTTAAATCCTTAAGTATACTTAAGTAGTCTTAGTTATTATACTTTAATGATTATACTTTAAAGTTAAATACTAAAGCGTTCCTAAGTATTCTTAAGATAACTTAAGGAGAGTCCATTGGACAATGATAAAGCTACTCCGAAAAGGAGAAGGGGCAGACCACCGAAGTCAGAGATGGTGTCAAGAAAGAAAGGTCAGACTGGTTTGTCAAGGGGTCGCCCGAAGGGTGATGCCGCTATCATCAACGAGTACAAAGGTAGGATGTTGTCATCCCCTAAGTCTCGTAAAGTATTAGAATCAATATTCGATGCGGCACTTAACGATGACCATAAGAATCAAGCCGCGGCATGGAAGTTAGTTATGGATAGGATATTACCTACAGCGGTGTTTGAGAATGATGTCGTTAAGGGCGCAGGGAAGTCAGCAATACAGATTAACATTACTGGAGTTGGTGGAACGGAAACCACGGTGGTGTCAAACAATGAAGAAGCTATTGACGATGGGGAAATCATGGATTTCACGGAGGTGAATAATGGCTAAGTACTTTACTAAAGATGAGTTCGCTTGTCAGTACACAGGTAACAACGAGATTCAGGACAAGTTCATAGATAAACTAGATGAACTTCGGGAAGCCTGTGGTTTTCCCTTTGTAATAACGTCAGGCTATAGAGATAAAACACACCCAGTAGAAGCAAAGAAAGCAAAACCAGGAACAGGAACTCATGCACAAGGCATTGCCGCAGACATTAAAGTCAACAACGGTTTACAGCGTTTTAAAATCGTTGAGAAGGCTATCGCGCTTGGATTCACAGGTGTGGGAGTTGCTCGTGGCTTCGTCCATGTTGATATCCGCAGTCCTGACGATACAACCCCTTTTGTAATGTGGACCTACTAAGTGACGGAACTTAATGTTTCGCTACTACCGTGGCAACAAACTGTATTTGAAGATGAGACTAGATTCAAGGTCATAGCCGCAGGTAGACGTACAGGTAAGTCCCGTCTAGCCGCTTGGATGTTAATCATCAGGGCTTTACAAACTGAGAAGGGTCATGTCTTTTACGTTGCACCTACTCAGGGTCAGGCTAGGGACATTATGTGGCAGGTGTTACTTGAGATAGGTAATCCTGTAATAGCCTCTAGTCATGTTAATAACTTACAAATAAAGCTAGTCAACGGGGCAACCATAGCACTCAAAGGTGCAGATAGACCAGAAACCATGCGTGGTGTCAGTCTTAAGTTCCTTGTTATGGATGAGTATGCAGATATGAAACCAGAGGTCTGGGAGCAAATCCTTAGACCTGCACTAGCTGACCAAAAGGGTGATGCGTTGTTCATTGGTACGCCAATGGGACGTAATCACTTCTATGACTTATATACGTATGCTTGTATCGGTGAAGACCCTACGTTCGCGGGTTATCACTTTACAAGCTATGATAATCCACTACTAGACCCTGAAGAGATTGAAGCGGCTAAGAACTCTATGTCTTCCTTCAGTTTCCGTCAGGAGTTCATGGCATCCTTTGAGGCACAAGGCAGTGAGTTATTTAAAGAAGAGTACGTTCAATTTTCTGAAGAAGAACCCCAGATTGGTCAGTACTATATTGCTGTCGATTTGGCAGGTTTCGCTGATGTGGCAAAGGCTACAACTAAAACTAAACGACTTGACCAAACGGCTATCTCAGTTGTTAAAGCAAGTGAAGAAGGTTGGTGGGTCGCTGACATCATATATGGTAGATGGGGTGTGGAACAAACTGCACGTAAAATTTTTGAAGCTGTACGGGACTATCAACCTGTGGCTGTCGGGATTGAGAAAGGGGCGTTAAAGAACGCTGTATTCCCATACATCTCAGACCTAATGAAGTCCAACAATAGATTCTTTAGAATAGAAGAATTAACACACGGTAACAAGAAGAAAACCGATAGGGTAGTCTGGGCTTTACAAGGTAGGTTTGAACACGGTAAGATAACACTTAACAAGGGTGAATGGAATGCTACGTTCCTAGATGAGTTATTCCAATTCCCTAATCAGCTTGTACATGATGACTTGATTGATTCGTTGGCTTACATAGACCAACTGGCTAACATAGCCTACACATCAGATTATGTAGAAGAAGACTATGAATTTTTAGACACATACGCAGGGTACTAATATGTTACTAGAGGACAAGCAGGAACTAACGATTGAGCAAGACCTAGAAGGATGGGTCATTGATAAATGTACAAGTTGGCGTGACCACTTTGAGTCTAACTACTCGGAGAAGTTCGATGAGTACTACCGCTTGTGGCGGGGACAATGGGCGGTACAGGATAAGACTAGACAAACAGAACGCTCTAAGATTATCTCTCCTGCTTTACAACAAGCAGTTGAGTCATCCGTTGCGGAACTAGAGGAAGCTACCTTTGGTCGTGGCAAGTGGTTTGACATTGAGGATGACGTAGCGGACCAAGAGAAGCGTGATATAGCCATGTTACGTGAAGTCCTATACAAAGACTTTAAAAAGAATAAGATACGTAAGAGCGTAGCTGAGTGCCTTATCAATGCCGCTGTGTTCGGTACAGGAATTGCTGAGGTAGTCCTAGAGGAAGAGAAAGAGTTTCAACCTGCAACACAACCTGTAATGGGTGGGGATTTACAAGCAGTTGGTGTCAACATCGTAGATAAGACCTGCGTAAAGCTACGACCAGTAATGCCACAGAACTTCTTAATAGACCCACTAGCTACCTCCATTGAGGAAGCATTAGGTTGTGCTGTAGATGAGTTCGTACCTACACACCTAGTAGACCAGTTACAGGAACAAGGTGTATATCGTAACGTATATGTAGGTTCTGCCGCACCAGACTTTGACATTGAACCAGATAAAGATTTGTCAGTGTTTGAAGACGATAAAGTGCGCTTAACTAAGTACTACGGTTTAGTACCTCGTCATCTATTAAAGGCGGCACAAGAAGAAGAAGAAGCAGAAGAAGTAGAAGAACTAGTCGCTCCTGATGAAGATGAAGATACATACTACGTAGAAGCTATTGTTGTTATTGCTAATGACGGTACGTTACTTAAAGCAGAAGCTAATCCATACATGATGGGTGACAGACCAATCGTTGCATTCCCGTGGGATGTCGTTCCTAGCCGTTTCTGGGGCAGAGGGGTATGTGAGAAAGGGTATAACTCACAAAAGGCGTTAGACGCTGAAATACGAGCCAGAATTGATGCTCTTGCATTGACTATACACCCTATGATGGCTATTGATGCTACACGTATGCCTAGAGGTTCTCGTGCTGAAGTACGTGCGGGTAAGACTATCTTGACCAACGGCAACCCTGCTGAAGTCCTACAGCCTCTTAACTTTGGTAATGTTAGTCAGGTTACGTTTGCACAAGCCGCTGAGTTACAGAAGATGGTACAGACAGCTACAGGTGCTATTGACTCTGCGGGTATCTCTGGTTCTATTAATGGTGAGTCAACTGCCGCAGGTATCTCTATGAGCCTCGGTGCTATTATTAAACGTCATAAACGTACATTGATTAACTTCCAAGAATCATTCCTTATTCCCTTCATAACTAAAGCCGCACATCGCTATATGCAGTTTAACCCTGAGCGTTATCCTGTTGCGGACTATAAGTTCCACACATCTAGCAGTCTAGGTATCATTGCTCGTGAGTATGAAGTTACTCAACTAGTACAGTTACTACAGACTATGCAACAAGACAATCCAATGTACTCACAGTTGATTATGTCCATTGTAGACAACATGAACTTGTCCAATCGTGAAGAACTTATCATGTCTTTACAACAAGCTAATCAGCCTAACCCACAAGCACAGCAAGCACAACAAGCTATGCAACAAGCACAGATGGAGTTCCAGAAGTCACAGACTGCGGCATTACAAGGTCAGGCTACAGAGTCACAGGCTCGCGCACAGAAACTTGCGGCAGAGGCTCAGGCTGTACCACAGGAACTTGAGATTGACCGTATCAAAGCAATTACGACTAATATCAAAGAGGGAGATGCGGATGACAAAGAGTTCCAGAAGCGTCTTAAAATATCAGAGCAGTTACTAAAAGAAC